TGTATCTTTATCAATGTCATCAAACATGACATCCATGAGTTTAGAAAGACGAGATTCTGTATAGCGCATTGCGGCCCAGTTTCCGCTTTCAATAAGCGAACCAGCATTACCCTTTACATCTACTAATGGATAGCGCATCGCAAAAGGCTGTCCCGCGCGCATAATAACGCCCTCACAGCTTGAATCACCATGAATGTAGAAGTCTGCCATAGCCATGCCAACGGCATTAGCTGTTTTTTTATATGGATTTTTACTAGTAAGTTTATGTAAAAGCATGGAGTAGAAGATTTGACGCGCAGACGGCTTTAAACCATCACGCACATCAATTAGAGCGCGCGACTGAAGAACAGCACCAGCATATTGAACAAAGGATTCTTCAACTATTTGCTTTAAATTACTCATTAATTACCTCTCATGTTAGCTCCGCAATTGGGACAAAAGTTTGTTTTTCGTGATTCAAGTTCTTTACAAACAGGGCATCTATAGCACGGAGTTCCGTCAAGAGCGTTGAAAAGATATTCCCAATTCTGGGACTTTTCCTCTTTCAAAAGGCCAGCCTTCATTATTCGCTTTGCTACTTTTTCTGCGGGTTCTTCATTGACATATCCGAAATTTGTATCAAGAACTTTAACAAGCCTATCAAATATAGATTCAGTCATTAAGATATTCTCCATAAGCAATATCTCTTTCTACTACTTCTTCCATTTCTTTTTCTTCTTTAATCTTTGAAAATTTTTTATTTTTACTTACTTTCTTAATTGGACAGCCTTCGGGACGTTTAATCGCGCTTCCCCGGTTGCTTCCACCAAAAGGACAATAATATATCATATTATCACCAAAAAAACCATCTTCATCATAAGAACTCATGTGAACTGGGCATTCATAACAATTCTTTGGAAGATGATTAAAGCTAATAATAATTTGCCCTTCTGCGTGTTTAAATTCGCTATTAGTAGAAATACGAACTGGGTCATACTGTTCATCAAACCAATCCATTTTGTCTCCTTTTTGTTCCACTAAGCGCGCCTGTCTCGATTAATTTTTCAAAAGTTTGCATAAACTGATGAGTTGCATCATAGAAGCCTTTATAATATTCAAAACTTTTTTCTTCTGGTTTTAAATTAAGAGGTTGTATTGGTAGATCGGCGAATTCTTTTTTAATTTTATCTATCTCATGTTTATTCATCTTTTTGCTCATTTTCTATCTTATCTTTTATCTCCAGTCTCATAATTTCATCTTTTTGATTTGGTACGCCTTTAAAACCAAGGTTTAGTGATATATTTGAATGCTGAATACAAGATGCCATTATTGCATCATTTGGACCAGTAACATAAGCATAATCGTGAGTTATTTCCGTTTCCATAATTTCTGGTAAAACACAAATAGTAAAGATAGCATGACGTTTTTGGCCTTCAACCACAACTTCGCGCCGTATTTTTATATAAAACGGTTCTGTTGTATCAAAATCAATAAAAGATAAATCAAAATAACTTGTCCCACAATAAGGACATTTAGTTAGTTCCAGGTCATAAGGCGCGCCGCAATTCGGGCAATTAGTTTGTTTCATTCGCGTACAGTAGAAAAATCAATGTTTTTCATAATAAATTCTCGTCTTGGATCGACTTCATCACTCATTAAATCATATAAAAGATTTAAGCCTTCTTCCGTCCATTCTAGCGGCTCCATGCGCTGATATTCATCGGTAAACATGGATTTATGAGCCGTCTCTGCTGGCAATTCACCTAAACCTTTAGCGCGAGTTACTTCGCCTTTAAGTTTCGCTCTATCTTTGTTGAATTCATCATCAGAAAAATAATAGGTTTCTTTGCCACGATTTTCAATGATGTAAAGTGGTGATCGTAGCCAATACAATCTTCCCTCTTTGATGAAGTCCGGCGCCAAGTACGCAAGTGCTGCTTGAATTAGTAGTCCAATATGATAACCATCTGAGTCAGCATCTGTACAAATGGCAAGGCGCCCATACCTTAATTTAGAAGCATTATAATGATTGGGTGTAATGTTCATAGCGCTTAACAGAAGTTTAATTTCGTCATTTTGAAAGATTTTTTCTTCTGGATTAGAAAGACAGTTAATAATCTTTCCTCGTATAGCTAAAATGCCATACTTTTTATAGTCGCGCGCTTGAGACATACCACCCATAGCACTGTTACCTTCAACTACCAAAAGTGTAGAATTTTGTCCTAAAAATTCAGCATCTTTAAGTTTGTCTGAAGCAAAAACTTTGCGTTTTTGATTTTTTTCTATTTCTTTTGCTGCGTTTAGTACTTGTTGACGCGCACGTTCTGCTGCGGCCTCCGCGCGAGCAACTTTTTTAAGCATTTCAACAATAGTATCGAACTCATCTGTATACTTTAATTTCATCTGCTTTAAAGCATTGGAAAATGCATTTGAAGCCATAGTTCGCAAATTAGCATTGTTAATTTTTGACTTCGTCTGGTTAGCAAAAGAAGGTTGCGCCACAGAGCAATTGATGACATAAAACAGATTTGCTCGTATGCCATCGCCATCAAAGTTTTGCCTTGACAACGAGTTAAAAGTACGTGTAATTCCGGTTTTTGCGCCAGTAATCGGGGATCCACCTTCTGGACACAGTAGACCATTAACGAAGACACGACTTTCCTCATGTTTCGATCCCCATTGAAAAGCAATTTCAAGTTTGTCATTTCCATCTACAATACTTTCTGTTATAATATGAGAGTGAAGTGGTGTTTTTAAGTTATCTTTTATAAAATCTTGGATACCATTTTTGGCGCAGTAGACATTCTTCTTGCCACCTTCGCCTTTGATTATAAATGTAATTCCAGTATATAGATAAGAAATATTTTTTATATCTTCAGAGATTTTATCAAAAGAATAACCAATTTTATCATTCTTAAATACTTCTGGATCAGGCTTAAATTTTACCCAAGTACCATTAGGTAGAGTCGTTGGGCGTTCTTCGTATTCTTTAAGAATACCTTTTTCCCAGCTAGCATGGGCAGCAGCACCATTCCTAAAACTTTCAACTACAAATTTTTCAGAACTTAAGCAAACGCATTTCGCGCCAATACCATTAAGTCCACTTACATTTTTATATACAGAGTTATCAAACTTACCGCCAGTATGAGAACGAGAATAGATAGAAACTAATACATTCTCTCCATCCTCTCGAATTCCAAAAGGAACTCCTCGCCCATAATCTCTAACACTTACAGAATTATCTGATTCATGTACATAGATTTCAATTTCTTTTCCGTATCCAGCAATGGCTTCATCAGTAGCATTATTTATAATCTCTTTTAGCGCCTGATATGTACCATCATTATCATCGGTTCCAAGATACATCTGAATACGAGTACGGACGCCCTCACGGAAGCTCAATGATTTAATATCATCAATAGTATAGTCAGTCATAGTCTTCCTCGTCGTTCATAGGCTCAAAATCAATATCAAAATCATTAGTATTATTATCTTCCACTCGATGAATGGCAATTACAAAATTGTTTAAAGAACCTGCTGATTCATCTATTACAAGCTCAGAAATATACCAGTCTGGATTATCAATAGTTAAAATTTGATTATTTTTAATAATAATTTTATTAATTTTATCTTGTTCAGTAAAAAATTTAACCATTATTCTCTACCTCATAGTTAGGTGGAACAAAACCATCAGCAAGTCTCCAACGCCAACCGTCATTATCCCACATAAAGAAATACGTTTTATGAAACATTAAATCAAGATATGTATCTAAAACTTGGAAGATTTTGCCATCACTAATTCTCTTGACTTTGAACACTTTTTTCACCTATGTGTTTGTATAAAATACGATTATCATGAGTCATAATATCATAACACACGTCAGTGTCATCTTCAAAAGTTCCAAAGCGATCTATGATATAAATATATCCACAAACAGTCATTTTTTCATTACGACACCAAATATCAAATTTAACATGATCGCCAATCTTAAATTTAGGTTTTCCAAGCATATATCTTCCTCCATTCTTTACTTATATTATACCAAAAATTAAAGAAAAAATCAAGTTTATTCCCACCGTTCTTGCTTTAGCCAACCCTTGCGCTTTGTCGTCCATACTAATAGATCGCGCGCGCGAGTCGCTGCTACATAGGAGATACATCGCTCCTCTACATTATAGAAATTGGCACCAATTACTACAACTTTATCTGCTTCAAGACCTTTAGCAGTATGAATTGTTATAAGTTTAACGGTGTTTTCATTTAATTTCTTTAGCAAGAGGTTACTATCTAACTGTGATTTTTTAAATGTATCAAATGGAATTTTATTTTTAGTAAAAGAGTTCATCATAAGTTCAATTTCTGTATTTGTACGAGTTAAGACAAACCACTTTCCAAAATCACGATCTTTAAGAAGTAAGTTGGAAATTGATTGTGATGTAAATGGAATTTCAATGACTTGACCTGGTACTTGGCGCGCAGCATATGAATAGTCTTCATATTCCTCACCATTTTTTGCGATAATGCGCTTTGCATAGTTGAGAATAGAAGCACCATTACGATAATTTTCTGTTAAAGGATAGGTTGTGATATCTGGTTGCTGGACCATATTCATGACTAATTCTGGTTCTGAACCTTTCCAACGGTAAATGCTCTGGCGCCAATCACCTACAAGCATGAAATTATGTGGCTTAACCATATCAAGTAGAAATTCAAATTGAAGCGAATCAGAGTCTTGGGCCTCATCAAGTAGCAAGTGTTCAACTGGACGAATACAGTAGAGATTTTCTTTTACGCGATTAAATAATTTGTCAAATTCTTCTTTATCAAGAATTTCGCGGGTTGAGATACCAGACGAAAGTAAAAGATAATTTGCATAGGCATGAATTGTACCTACAAAGAGTCCTTTTGGACGTTCTAGACGTGAATAGAGTTCTTCTGCGGCCATATTGGTAAAAGTAATAACTACAATTTTAGAAGGGTCAATACCTTGTTCAAGTAAAAAGTGAACTCGCGCAGTAAGCGTTGCAGTTTTACCACTTGCCGCCGAAGCGAGAACTACAACTTTAGAATGATTTGTAGTTATAATTTGTTTTTGCTCTTGTGTAAAGTTCATTAACCCTCCCTCATATTATATCCATATTTTGTAGTTTGATAGAAGTTGATGTAGTACTTTTCTCGTTCGGTAAGTTTTTCTTTGGGTACTTCTTCAAGAAGTTCCCAAGTAAACTGGTCAATACCATAAGTATGTAAGGCGCGTTGAAAAAACGAGTCTGCTACACCATCAAGACCATAGGCAGACTTACAATGATTTGTCCAACGAGTGGCGCAAGTGGTACTTTTGCCTATATAAATTTCATTGGTTTGAATATTAGTTACTTTATAGATGCCTGGCGGGTCTTTACCTGCGAGTACTCGTTTAGCCATTTCCTTTACTGATTTAGCAACATAGTTATCATAAATTAATTTATTTAAAATGTCAATTTTTGAAAGTTGAGGCTTAATTGATTCAAAAATTGCAATATCTCGTTTATAAGTTTCTGGAATTTGGATACGATAAAAGTCTTGTTGTTCGGATACGGCGCGACTGCGTAAAATTTCTTGGTTGATGACGTCTCGCTTGAGTTTGTACTCGTTTAGCTCTGCTTTGAGTTCATCAAGTTGGGCTTCATAGTCGGCCCATTCAGAGAGGAACTGATCTTGTTGCTTTTTAGCCTTAAGATTGGCCATATTTTGTGCACTGCGCGCCCAGTCCTCAATTTCGTGCTGGATGGAGTCTTCTTGACGTTGACGAACAACTGCAAGATAGCGTGTCATATCTGCTTCTTTTTCTTTTACACGCTGTTCTTGTATTTTTATCTGGGCGTCCAAACTTTGAAGAGCTTTTTCTTTTTCATTATATCGCTGCTGAAAGTATAACTCTAATTCTTTATTTCTTTGAGACTTATATTCATTTAATTTTTTATTTTTATTAACTATAATTATAGGAATAATAATTATTAATCCAATTATAATTCCTATTAATACAATTTTAATTATATCCATTATTATTAAATACTTCCCCTTATATTTCTAAATTTATTATATCATATTTTTCTTTATTTTTCAAGTTTAAATTACAAGCTAGAAATTTGAATTTTGGTCTTTTTTTTGGTATACTATAAATAGTAAAAAGGAGAGTGGATATGAAGAACTTTATTGATGGTACAAATTTTCATGAATTAGAGGCTCAAAAATACTGGGCGCCGACTAGTACTTGGACTCCAGAACGTAAGCGCCAAGAAGTTAAGTCTGCAATTTTTAGTGGAGACTATGTTGGCGCGCGCAAGATGGATGGCGCATTTTACAAGTTTATCAAAGATGAAGATGGTAATATGGAACTTATTGGGCGCAGTAAAAGCGTTTCTGGTGACTATCTCAATAAAATTGATTGGGTTCCTCAATTCCATCAGTTCTTCAACACGATGCCAAATGGGACTTGCCTGCTAGGTGAATTATATTTTCCAAATAATGAAGGTTCTAATCATGTAACCACCATTATGGGCTGCCTCAAGGATAAAGCCATTTCGCGCCAAAACGAAGGTCAAAAACTTCACTATTATGTTTTTGATGTCCTTGCATTTAATAATAGGTCTATATATAAATGTAACATTGAAAATAGGCTTGAATATTTAGAGCATATTGAAAATAATTATTGTGAATTTGACTATATTGAATTTGCTCAATATTATGAAGGAGAAAAACTTTGGAATAATCTTCAGCAAATTCTCGCTGCTGGTGGTGAAGGTGTTGTTATTACTAAAAAGGGCACGTGCTATCAGCCTGGAAAACGGCCCGCGCGCCAAACCATGAAAGTTAAGAAAGAACTTCAAGAAACCATTGATGTTTTTGTCATGGGCGCCAATGCGCCGACTCGTGAATATACAGGGAAAGATATTGTAAGTTGGGAATATTGGGAAAATATTCGTACTCAAGAATGTGTAAAAGGAAATTTTTATCTGAGTTATAGTAATGGAGATCCTATTGAACCTGTGACAAAAAACTACTTTTATAAGTGGGCTGGAAGCCTTATAATTGGTTGCAAAAAAGATGGAAAACCAATTGCGGTTGGATCAATTAGTGGGCTAACAGAAGAAGTTCGCGCAAATTGGAAAGAGTATAAAGGAAAAGTCATGGAAATTAGTGGTATGCAAATTATGGATACTGAAAACAAAGGTATTCGGCATCCCAAATTTATCCGTTGGCGCGATGACCTTACAGTCGATGACTGTGACTGGTATAAATATTTCGGAGAGGATGTTTAATGGCAAATGCAGCAATAAAACTTGATAACATATCTAATAATAACCGCCATGTTGGCATTAATATAGATGAAGATACTGAACCAACACTTGCAAATTTACAGGTAAATGGATCGTGTTACGTATCTGGTACTGCATCTATTGCAGGGGATTTAATTCAGTTTAAGTCTGGTACACCGCAAATTTCCGTAATACAGCCCGCCAATGCTGGTGCGCAGATAACTGTAGGCAAAACAGTTGGTACTGCCACAGTTGAAGCCAGATTTGCAGTAACAGCAGATACAACTAGTGATCGACATGGGCTTTATTCCACTCAAGCTGGTTGGTTTGCATATGTAGATGGTAGTAATGTTTATTTTAAAGGTACTGCTGACAATGCGATAGATGCGGCTACAGCTTCATCTGCTGTTAAACTTAAAACTGCACGAACCATTCAAGGAGTTTTATTTGATGGTACTGCAAATATTACGCTCCCAAATGCATCTGCGGATACAACGGGTTTAGTATCAACTGGCGCCCAGACTTTTGCAGGTGCTAAGTCATTTACAAGTGTACCGCAAATGCGGCAAGGGTCTTACTATGGACGACTTGCATATGGTACGACCGATCAAACAAGCCTTGGATTTGTTGATTATATATCCAGAAATGCTAGTACTGATACTATACAAAATAAAGGACATTATAGATTTTTACAGTATAGTTATAATAGTACAACTGGTACTACATTAACTACACATGAAGACTATTTATTGCCAGATGTTGAAGCAGGATTAGGTACTTCTACAACATATTATATTCTGAATAATAAAACTAACTACGAAGATATGCAAGTTACAACTACTTCTGGTCAAGCATATTCAGATGTAGATTATCCACCACTTACTGAAAATGATAGAGTAATTGTACAACGGAAATTTGATTCTACTTCTCCTACTTTTTCTACATCAAGTGTTGGTTTTTATCCAGTATGTACACAAGCCGGTAATGCAAAATTTCGTATTTTTTGGAATCAAGGCGCGCCATCTAACAATCCAACTATAAAACTTAATGTTCTAATAATTCCTTCGCATTCTTAATTTTTTAGTGATCCTTCTGTCAAATTCTACTATTTTATAGAGATTTGAAGTAGGAGGAAACAATGGAAACAGTGAAAGATATTGCGGCCATTCTTGGTTGTGTCCTTTCTGCAATCTCTTTGATTACACTTTGTACACGTAGCGGTCGCGCTTTTGTAAAAAATCTCTTCAGTAATTATACTCGTACATTAGTTGAGGAAAATCAGCAGCAGTCTAGAGATATAGCTGAAATTCGTCAGTCTGTACTTCAACTAAGTGATAAAATTAATGCTTTAGAAGAAGTATCAAAACAGCAATGCCGTGATACAATAAAAAATATTTATTATAAATATTATAAAACAAAGAAAATTCCGTTATATGAGCGAAAAACTATTGATTATACTTATAGTATTTATAATTCAATTTTTCATGGTAATACTTACGCAGAATTATTATATAAAGAAATTTGTAGCTGGGAAATTGATACAATAGCCTTCCAAGATGGGCATCAGGAGGACTAAAAATGGCTTGGAAATTAATGAAAGTTGGAAGTGCCACTAATGCACCTTCTAACTATTATGTAGTAGATACTACTAATGATATAAAATTACTAGATCCAGTATTTGGCGATCGTGCTTTTGTAATTGGTGCTAATGGTGATGTTCTCAAGACGTATATTTGCAATAGTCAAGGAACATGGTATTGTATTGAAGACTCTTCTAAGTCACCGGTGACTCCATAATGATTAGCTCTGTTGCGATTCAGAAATTTATTTCCGATGACGATACCGCTTTACAAGATCTACCCGCAGTAAAAGGTGATCTATGTTATGTCATCGATGAAAGTGCAATATATGTAAAAGTTGACGATCTTAACTGGAAACAATTATCTAGTAAAAAATATTTTGAATAAAGTTTAGGCGCGAGTGGTTACTCGCGCCATAATTTTTCGTTTTGGATAAATTGTTTTGCGGTTTCTTCTAACTTTGGAATATCTCCATCATTGAAAATTGTTATATCATAATCTACACTAAAGATATATGTGCTATCATCAGCATGATTCGATGCAGTAGGTGGTTCGGCGCCAGGTCGTATAATCAGTAATGACTTGGCCTCAGGATAATAGTTTAGATATTTTTGTATATCTTCGGGTTCACGACTATCCACAAAGATACAGACTTTATTGTGTGGAATAAACAGGTTGGCTGCGCATTGATATTGTTCTTTAATTTTGTCACGAACCCAATTAAAACTATAGTCATTAAACTTTGTAGTTAGATCCTTAAGGTCGGATAGAAATTTTCGACTTTTTGGGTCTTTTTCACCATTCCAACCTATATCTTTGGCTAAGGCTTTGATAGGTGCAATAGTCGAAAAACTACGACAAGCATTAATCCCTAAAAATTTCTGAACAATAAATTCAAATGTAGACTTACCACAAGTTGGTAATCCATTTACAATATAAATCATTTACATACCTCTGACATGAATATTAAACCAGTCAATAAATCTTTCTTTAAAGAAGTAAAGACCTTCGCTATCACTTGCACAGCTTTTAACTGCTTTTTCAATATATTGCCAAAAGCTAATATTTTGAATTTGTTCAGTAAAGACTTCATTACCGTCAAGGCGCCGAAGTAGATTATGACATCCTTCAACTGGCAGACCATAATGGATTGCGCGCATCATAAATACATAACAATGCAATAGTGTTGCTGCGGTAAGTTCAGGCATTACCTTTGAAGCTCGTTTATACAAGTCAATTAGGCCTTGTACCTGTGCATAAATATAACCTTCATAGCTTTTTTCAAAGAAAACGCGATCGCCGCCTTCACGAGTTAAACTATGTTCATTATCACGCCACAGATATGTTATTTCTGAGCATCTAATTTTTTTATCTGCACTATTCCATGCGACTAGATTAAAATATGCATCTTCATTTAGCCGCAAATCTGGTAAAAATCTAATATTTTTTTCGCGCAGATAAGATGCACGATAAATTTTTCCATGAAACCAAGTAACACTAGTCTTATCGGCTTCAAGTACAATAGCATGAGAGGCTTTTTGTTCACGAATAAAGCTGGAAGTAACAATATCAGAATTGGTTGTCATAATTTCACGACCTAGCACTTCTACTGCGCGAGGCATGAACATATCATCGGCATCCATAAACATAAAATAGTCACTTTGAGTATCTGCATCCATACCAGCTTGACGCGCACCGCCAGGCCCTAAATTTTCTGGTAAAGAAAGTAGATTTAAATGTAGTCCACGACGTCGATATTCTTCAACAATATCAGTATAGTCTTCACCATCACAGTCTTGTACAATTGTAACCATAAATAACGGCTTTGTTTGCGCTACAAGCGAGTCTAATCCTTTACAGATAGTGCCGCGCGCCTTGTATGCAGGAATAATAATTCTTATCATTATTTCTTCTCCATAAAATCAGTATAAAACTGTTCAAATGCGCCAATACAATTATTTGGAAGTTCGATGTCTCTAATTAGTTTATCAACATCTTTATCAGTTCTTACCTTTTCAATTTTCTGAAGTTTGTAGCCTTTTAAACGCAGACAAAATCTATCCCACCAATTGCAATCCGTTCTCAATTCAAACTTGTATAGTTTTGCGGCGATACGCGCGCCATGGAGAACTGCTAGATGGCTTTTCTTTTTACGGTCAAAACCAAGTAACTGAATTTCTTTAGAATCCTTGCCAATCGAATATAGATTAATCATTAAAATTGAACTAACATTATCGAGTTGCTCTGGAGTATACATAGTTTACCTCCTTTCTCCCTTTTTCTTTATTATAGCAAAATTATTATTAAATTTCAAATTTCTGTACTATATCTATAATTTTTCTACTTTATAATGAAATCTAGAGTAAAAGGAGGAAAATACAATGGATTGGGCAGAACTACTACAACAAATCTTTACTGTTTGTCTCGTACCCTTACTTGGCGTTCTTACAGCATATCTTGTCGCATTAATTAAGAAAAAGACCGCCGAAATTTCTGAAAAGACAAACAATGAATTACTTCAAAAATACACGGGCATTTTATCCCAAGTTATTAGTGATTGTGTTGTAGCTACAAAGCAAACTTATGTTGATGAACTTAAAGACAATCGCGCCTTTGATGCAGAAGCACAAAAAGCTGCATTAGAAAAAACATATAATGCAGTTATTCGCACTTTATCAGATGATGCTTTAAGTTATCTTGGCGGAGCTTTTGACGATTTAGAGTCCTATATTAAAGATAAAATCGAGGCGCAGGTTCAGTATACAAAGGAGTGAGATTAATGAAATACTCGGTAAAAAATCCACCTCTTGAATGTATGATGACTCAATCAACCTGTTATAAAAATACGGGTAAAATGACAATTAAAGGCGTACTTTGGCATAGCACTGGCGCAAACAATACCTCTCTTAAGCGTTATGTACAACCAGATGATAATGCGCCAAACAAAGAAGAACTACGCAAAATTATTGGGGTAAATCTATATCGAAACGACTGGAATCATATTAGTTATCAAGCAGGTTTAAATGCCTGGATCGGAAAACTTGCAAACGGAACTGTGGGTACAGTACAAACGATGCCATGGAATTTTAGGCCATGGGGCTGTGGTTCTGGCTCTAAAGGTTCATGTAATTATGGTTGGATACAGTTTGAAATATGTGAAGATAGCCTCAATGATAAAACATATGCAAGTCAAGTTTATGAAGAGGCTTGTCAATTAACTGCTTTCCTTTGTAGAATTTATAATTTAGACCCAAATGGTACAGTTGTTTATAATGGTGTAAAAGTGCCAGTAGTTTTATGTCACGCTGATAGTTATAAACTTGGGTTAGGTTCAAATCACGGCGATGTACTTCATTGGTTTCCAAAATTTGGATTTACAATGGATACCGCGCGCAAGCGTATTACAGAACTTTTAAACGAAGGTTCTTCTACCCCAAAACCAGTTACTTCAGACTTTAAACCAGGAGACTTGGTTGCATTAAAGTCCAATGCAATTTATTGGGGCGGCGCCACGATTCCAGAAACCATTAAATCTCAAAAATGGTATGTTTATGCAGTCTCTACTACAAGTCCCAAAATTATTATAAATGAAAATGAAGCTAAAACAATGTCGATTATGAGTCCAATTAATTCAAAATACGTAGAGCACGCAAAGCCCACGGCTCTTCCAGAATACAAGGTGCGAATTACGGCTAATAGTTTAAATTATCGCGCTGGCCCTGGTACAAATTATGCCGTAAATGGAACTATCTCTAAAGGTGGGGTCTATACCATTGTAGAAGAAGCCAAAGATAAAAATGGCGGTCTATGGGGAAAATTAAAGTCTGGTGCTGGCTGGATTAATTTACAATATACTGAAAAAATTTAACAATAAGGGGCGCACGAAAGTGCGCTTTCTTTTTTGACTTTTTTGAAAATTTTTGGTATAATATTTATAGAAGATGAAAGTGGAGGGATAGTATGAGAATTATAACTCAATATGACAAAATTGAGATTAATCGTCTTTATAAAGAGTTAGGTACTTATGCTGCGGTAAGTCGCGCCACAGGCTTCGCGCCTTCTACTGTTAAGAAATATGTTGATAAGAATTTTGAAGATGTAGATACAACTCAAATTATAAGGTTCGAAGGCAAGTTGCCGGAATTTGACGCCACCAAGTTTCGGACAGACGATTGGGGACCTCTTTGTGAGTTGAGTGATGATGAGGTTAAGGAAATAATTGAGTTATGGAAGGAGATTGAGTTCTAATGGCAGAAAAATACTACTATTTGGAGCAAAGCCCTTCATATAAAGATAAGTATATTATTAGTTTAAATCATGATAAGTTCTTATTTCCGAATGGAACTTATGGTTCTTATGGAGTTTTTGCCGCGCGCGTCATGAATTTGAGCTATGCGCAGTTCTTGCGGTATTGCCGTGATAGGCTTGGCGCAGATTTGGTTGGAAAAAATCATAAGTACGTTGTGCCTTATTTTGATGACACAAAAGAGGTTCAACAGTTTGTTAAACTACTTAATGCGCGCATGGCATATATTATGAATGAACATGAATTTCCTTATAGCTATAAAGAAAAAGATGGAGAGGTTATAAGGGAGGAGTTAAAGTGAAACTTACTGAAAGTATTTTGCGCCAGGGCGGAGAAGAATTGACATCTAAACTTGGTACAGAGGAAATTATTATACCTTTTAAAGAATTAGTAAAGTATGATTTTCCAATTAGTACTTTATATTATTTGCATACCTTTTGCGAGATGAGTAGACAAGATATACTTGATTATTATGATTATATGGAAATTACAAATTCACAACATATTTATGATAGTCGTTTAGTATTTAATTGCAATTATGTCAGAAATAGCGAAAAAGTATCGCAGTCGCGCCAAGTGCTCAGTAGCAGTAATGTTTTTAATTCTACTGATATAATTGGCTCCGATAGCATTGATTGGAGTACACATATTTATAAAAGTAGAGAAGTAAAAAATTGTGAACTTGTATATGAATCTGAAAAAATAGAATATTCAAGTCGTATTGTTTTAAGTTTAAATATTGAATGGTGTAAAGATTTAATTGCTTGTGAACATATGAGTGAAAGCGCCTTTGATTTTCATTGCGCGCATAGTAATAATGTTTATTTTTCTTCTTTTGTTGAAGATAGTAAAAATTGTTGGTTTTGTTTGAATATAGAAAAGGGTGAAAATCAAATTTTTAATGAAACAGCGTCACCTAAAGAAATCGCTGCATTAAAAAACTTATATACTAATTATATCACAGATGATTGGTCTAATATTATTAAACCACGAACTGCGACTGAATTATACACAGTAAATCCAACATTTAAAAAATTGCAGTTACCACCAAGTTTTATTCATGAAATCAAAGAATTACCTCAATTTAAAGAAGACATTTGGGCTACTATTTGTTTAGGAGTATAATATGAATTTTTATCGTTATTGCGCTGAGTTTTATGAAGAAGAAACAAAAGCAAATACCAAGGAAAAAGGGATAGTAGTTGCAGGCGGATGGTGTGATGCTATTGAAGAAATTACTAATTTTTATGGTAATACTATTGGCGAGGTAACTTTAACGTTAATGATGGAAGGTACAAATATTCTTACAGAAGATGAAATTTCTTTTCCGTCCGAAAGTTGATTTTTAATTTAATTTAATATATAATATATATAGAAAATCAAGAGAGGAAATCATAAATGGAAGTTATTGATAGAAACGAACTCTGTGAGGAACTGAATGATTTTCAAGATAACTATATTGCTTATGACAGTTCTCGTGAGCAATTTATTCGACCTGTTATCGCCTATATTAAAGATATTATCATGGCGCAGAAATATACGGTTATAGAGACGATGAAACTTGGATATAAGACAAGAACTGAAGTTTCTGATAATGATGATTCTTATTACATTATAAATTTTGATTGCGCGCAGTGTAATGAAAATATTGCTGCTTTAACCTATAATAAAGAGCGACTTATTGGTAAAAGCACAATTTGTAAATCCAACAATTTTCCAGAATTTTGTCCATTTTGCGGTCAGAAGTTGAGCCAGATTAAAATTTGAAATTTTCTGAAATTTAGTATATAATATATATAGAAAGTTGAGGGGATGATGGGAATCTTCCCATCTATGCCCCTCCAACCGACAAGGTAAACCCACCAACTCTGCTCCATGAGTTGACCGTAGTACAAGTCGGATGTTGCAGTCCAGCAGCGGCAAGGGTGAGTACACAAAGACCAGTAGGTAGTTCGGGGTCTATAAATATTGTAAACTCAAATCCTGCGAGAACAGCGGGTGAGGTTCGTAATGTTCTCGGAAGTCTGGATTTTTACGCAGAAAGTAGAGTATGCAGACTCGAAAGTGCGGTTAGTCAGAATTAAAAGAGGAAACAGCAAGTGAATTCCTTGCTCTCAATCCAAACATTACACATGGACGCGTACTCCAATAGGTAGAGAGAGCGGACTTAAAATCCGTACAGTGTGGGTTCGAGTCCCACGGCGTCTATCGCACATTTTGTGCGTAAGTAGGTAAAGTATATGGAACACGACAGCTCGATAGTACAAGAATTTATTGCCCGCCGTTTTCAATCATTTGGCGCGCAAGTGATTGACTGTTTCACAGCTGGAAATTGTTATTGGTTTGCACACATTCTTTGTACTGAATTTCCCGAATTAAAAATGTATTACATCGCAGATGAAGGACATTTTGTAGCGGGTGATGACCGAAGTAATATTTATTATGATATTACTGGTAAAAAATCTCTACAATATCAACCAATTAGTTTGGAGACACTTCGTCTAAGCGACAAAACGTGGTACGATCGGTTAATGCGAGACTGTAGGAACTAACAAAACATTAACTTTATCGAATAATCAAGTCGTCAATCTTGATGTAAAACTAAAAATGTCCGTTCGTGGGGATGTTAAAGCCACAGCGTCTGGTTGTCGAACGCTAAAGGGCGAATCAGCCTTCGACTCGCGCGGCGGAGGCCATGCGCGCATAGAAATTGAGCCTCCGATGGCGGAGTGGTGTAATGGTAGCATATCAGAGTCATTATCTGATGATCCGAGTTCAAGTCTCGGCGCCGCAAGCACGCTATTTGCGTGTAGAGCTGTGAAGTCTCAGTAAACCTTCACAAGCGTTATCACGGATTTTCTCACTTTAAACTACCACTGGCGCGTAGGCGCATATGCGATATGTGGCAAGAAGGAGCGGCAAACGCTATACCGGCGAAAGCCCATGATTTGCTAGCGAATTATGAAAGAGGCGAAGTAAAAGTGAGCGGTGAGTTACTGGTCTTACCGATATGCCAAAACCAGTTTTTTTCGCGCCTTGTCCTCGACGGTCTTGAGGGCCAGTCTTATAAACTGGTACATAAGGTTCAACTCCTTGGGGGCGTATATACGTCAATTGAGAATTCCAGGTAAGTAGGTGAACAAAGATGAATGAGTGGATTGACGCACAAACGCCGCCGGACAAATCGGGGTCATACTTGGTTGCGGTCGATTGTCCGTGTGGACTATGGGTTGAAATAAATACTTACAATTTGCGGAATGGGTGGGAAAATGACGCCGGGTACGATATTGTTGACACAAATGCTTACGTTAAGTATTGGATGAAGCTACCAGAGTTGCCAAGAAAGATGGTGGAGAATGAAATGGTCGATTGATGCAGAGTGGTATGATACAAATAAATATCAGCCGCCTATTGGTGAAGAAGTGTTGTGTGCGGTAAAGTCGAGCGAACTCGTGTGGGATGAAACAACGAAGAGTTTTAAGCGTGAGCCGATTATGCGGGTATCTATTGGTTCACGTGGCCCGTACTGTTGGTACATTCATGGCCTGTACAACAAACAACGCGCCGATGTTGCATACTGGACATGGTTGCCAAGAATTGATTCATTTGATACTGGATGGGTGGTGGAGCGTGAAGAAAACAATTGAACAATGTGATTTGTGTGGTTTAGATATAACGGGACAATGGGACGGTATCATAGAACTACGGATAGATGAACGACAACATGATTTAGATAGACCGCGTATATTTCGTCGTACAATTCTGATTTGCCCGTTTTGCAAGAAGAAAATTCAACAAATATTTATGGATGAAAGCGAGGAAATTAAATAACATGAATGAAGTAGTCTATAAATGGGGTGACATTAAGCTAGTAGTTCCCACTCCATCATGTATTTCCTGCAAGCACTGTAAAGATCCATACATTGACGAAGATGACTGCACTTGTGGTGCTTCGGGAGCGCACCATAACCTGATTGATAAGTGCAAACATTTTGAAATTTGTCGATCTACTGATAGATTTAATATAATGAGAAAGTAATTATATGCTCATTTAGCTCAGTCGGTAGAGCACGCGGTGATATCGGATACCTATTGGAGGTTATAACTGATGAATAGAGTGAGGGAGTGTACTATTTGTGGTAAACAATTTGAGATAATGGATGGCGGGTGGACAAGAAAATATTGTTATGAATGTTCACCTCACGAAGATGAAAATATTTCTCATTCTGATGCTGTCACAATTAAGCGAAGAGCAATTAAAAAAATGCTCATCGAAAGAGCTGGTGGAAAATGTCAGCGATGTGGATATGATAAATGTATGCGAGCATTAGAATTTCATCATTGTGATCCCTCTCAAAAAGACTTTGGTATTTCAAGAATTTTAACAAGAAGTGTTGATTCGCTAAAGGAAGAATGCGATAAATGTATTTTATTGTGTTCAAATTGCCACGCAGAAGTACACCAAGAACTCTATGAATCTGGATATAGTCAGTTTAATCCTGACATCTGATACTGTTAACCGCGGTGTCGTAGGTTCGAGTCCTTCAATGAGCGCTATGCCGTGGGTTGTTATGTAATAATTATTTTAACCAAAATGATAAAATTCGGCATTTTAGTCTTTTATCTTTGGTTGTTAAAATATTGTAATTAACTGCAACAATCCTCAAAACGGCATTAATTTAGTATGCATAAAAAGGAGGATTTTTATGAAGTACTATTCTGAAGTGACTAAAAAGTTCTACAATTCTGAAGACGAAGCTGTTAATGCGGAGAAAGAACGCGAAGCTATTGTCAAAGCAGAGCAAGAGAAGAAGGATGCTCTTGCTAAAGAACGAAAGAGTCGCGCGGATGAACTAACTCAAGCTATGAAAGATGTACAGGAAGCCAAAAAGCGGTATGATAAACTGCTGCGCGATTTTTGCCGCGACTATGGAATTTTCCATTTTTCTTGGACGGAATCCACACCACTATCCATGTTTGATTTCTTTAACATAATTTGAGTTAAGTGGCTAGGTTTTTACCTAGCCATTATTTTTTTAGAGAAAATACTACAAATTTTCTACTTATTGATGAAATAAAGCTATGGAGGTAATGAATGGACCAAAGTTTTATTGAATCATTACTAGAAAATACGATAGATCCAAATTTAAGTTTACCTGACCCAAATCTTATTCAATATTATACCGACTTGAAAAAGCGGCATTATTGGATTGATGGCGAAATTACAGATAAATATTTGGATTTGGTTCAAAAAATTCTAGAATGGAATCGCATTGATCAAAATTTACCCACGACTGGACGAAAGCCCATAAAGATTTTCTTTAATAGCCCTGGTGGTAGCTTGGACGTTGCTGATACGCTTACACACATTATTGAGCTATCAGAAACACCTGTTTATGGTATCGCGCTTGGTATGGTTGCTTCTGCGGCATCCATTATTTATTTAAGCTGCCATAAACGATATAGTTTATCAAATGGCTCGTTCCTTATTCATAAAGGTAGTTGTAGTAATATAAGCGGCGAATATGCACAAATTGCTGCTTTTATGTCTGATTATGAAAAAACAGTACAGAAAATGGTCGAATTTTATAAGGGCCATACAAGTTTTGCCCCAGACTATATCGAATCCAAGATGAATGGCTCTGATTGGTATGTCTATTTAGATGAAGCATTCCAATATGGACTAGTTACTGATAAAGTGGAGGATATTTCTGTTCTGTTATGACAGAATATGGTTATAAAGAATTACAACTAACTGATGAACAGTTAGCAGAATTTTATTCTAATCAGACTAAATTTATTGAAAATCTTTATGAAAATGAGTATTTAATACTCAAAGATGCTTCTGGCGCTGAGATTGAGAACTATATATTTCAACGTGGTTTTTTAAAGAAAATAAATTATAATTATATTGAAAACAAATATTGTGGCATTATAAAGCCACGTAATTTGTATCAAAAACTTGCAATACATATGCTTCAAGATACTGAAAGTCATGTCAAAATTATTCGAGGAGTATATGGTAGTGGTAAAGATTTATTGATGTTTAATGAAGCACTGGCGCAACTTGAGCATGGAAATTATCAAAAAATTATTTATGTACGTCCAAATGTCACAGTCGCTAATGTACCAGATATTGGATTTTTAAAAGGTGATTTAGAAGAAAAGCTAGGTTGGACACTTGGACCACTAATTGATAAGATTGGTGGAGAAGATGAACTTCGGCGCCTAATCGCAAGCGAAAAATTAGAGATGGCGCCATTACTTTTTATACGTGGACGTAGCTTTGATAATTCAATTGTTTATGTTACTGAAGGGCAGAATATGACTACAGAAATTGTGAAATTATTGATTTCACGAGTTGGTGAAGGTTCAAGTTTGTGGATAAATTCGGATAATCACCAAACTGATAAACAAATCTTTACAAATGATAATGGCATTTTAAAGATGATTGAAAAACTAAAAGGAAATCCATTGGTTAGTCATATTTACTTGCCAATTACAGAACGATCAAGCGTCGCGCGCCTAGCCGATTTACTGGACGAATAAAAACTAAGGGGTGAGATAATGGCTAAAGATGATGACGTCTTTATGACTGCTGATGAAGTTGGTCAATTAGTTTCAAATTATGCATTATCTCGTCGTGGTTTTAAATCTGATAAGGATATTTTTAATAACCTTATTGGTGATTTAATAAAAAAGATTTCAACATATGAACGTATTGAAAAACAAGCATATGATTTATTTGGTGTAAAAAATTTAGTTGAACTTCAAGCTAAAATTACAGAAATAAATAAGACGCTTGCAACTTTTAAAAATCAATATTTACAACTGGCTAACCAAGACGGTAGTTTTAATGGTACAACAACACGAGCAATAAATGATGGATTTTTTAGATATCTACAAGATAATTTTCCTTCTCTTGCGGGAGATGAAATTTTAGATGTAGAAGTTCAACAAGTTGTAGACTCTATAGTATCAATAATTGAATCAGGACGTAAAAAACTACAGAAAAGTTCTAGTAATAGGTCAGTAAATCGTACTGTTTCATCTCAGCGCATTAAAAAAATAGTATTACAAAATATTCGTCCTTATATTCAAGGTAGTCAAGCACAAAAAGATTTTAAAATGTCAGAAGACTATTTAAAAGCTATTGATGTAGAACTGCGTGAAAAAAAGGATCAAAGCGGCAACAATTATATACAGCATCATTCTACTTGGGAAATGCAATTTGATCCTAATGATTATACTGATGCAATTTCACCATTATCACCATTACATTATTATCCTTATTTTGATTTAACTCCCGAACAGCAAGAAAAAGCTATTAAATTATCAAAAGAAGGTAAAGAAGTCTGGCTAAATTTTAAAAAACATATTAGTTTGGTTGCAAATAATCAATATTTAGATGCTTCTAGTATTGAAAATATTATGGATAATTTACATCCAAGTTATTTTATAAAAAATGATTTAAATGGCGTAATTGGTGTATTAGGTGAGTTACAAATGCTTTTAATAGCATACGCTTTATCTAGCGCCGAACACATAAAATTTACAGGGCCATTGCGAAATAAACTCACCTCTAATAAAGCAGAATTAGGCGCAGATATTTTATTAAATAATACTATTGGTATTCAAGTTAAAAACTATCGCGGTGTAAATTTAAAACAAGATCATTTATATCAACTACGCAAGTCTTTTACTTGGGAAACATTAGAAGAAAAATTAAAAGGTAGTCCCGAATTGCATTCATTAGAAGACTATTATACAGCTTTATGTTATAACCAACCAGTAAGTGGGGCTTCTAGTGATTATCAACATTTATATTCTGCACTTTCTACTAAATCTGGTGGAATGTATGTAATGACACAATCTTTTTTTGCTGCAAATATTGATAAATTTCTTACTTTTAGAGAAGCGTATCAACTATTATATCCAAATGAAGAAATTGAAGAAGATATTAGTGGTTATGCTAATGCTTTCTTTATTTTCGGAGGAGAAATAATTATACCCACTTCTTATATTATACGCCTTTTAATAGATCGTTTAAAAAAATTAAGAAATCAATTGCAAAATAATTTAGATACAGAATCATTATATTCTTTTTATCTTACTTATGTTTATAATGGTCCTACATGGGCTGATGTTGGAACAGGTGGACAATTTTTTAAAAAACGAGATATTTTATATCAAATATCTTTTAACTTAACATTAAATTTAAAAATTGGTGATTTACAGTTAAAAAACGGTGGAATTCCAATTAATGATTTATAAAGAGGTGATAAAAATGGCCTGTCATATTGAAGGAACCAATATCTTCTTAACCCGTGGTGATACTTTACTTCTCCAGCTTGAACTTAAAGACATCGAAGGTAATATCTATACGCCCCAGCCTGGAGACGTAATAACCTTTGCTTTAAAGCATAATCGTCTCAATGCAAAGCGTACTGATTACTACGATCAAGAACCACTTATCACCAAAACAATTAGTAATGATACTCTTATTCTTGAACTTGCGCCAAATGATACCAAAGAACTTGAGTTTGGTGAATATGCTTATGAAGTATCTATAACTTTTGCGAATGGGCGTGTTGATACCTTTATCGCGCAAAAGCCTAATGCACAAGGAGTTTATAATAACGCAAGATTTATTTTAACTCCAGAGGTTAACTAATGAATATTGCAGAAGATAAAATTTATACATTAAAAGGAGACTTATCTCCTGTCCAAACAATTTCAATTTCACTTAAGCCCATTCAGCGTCTTACAGGAATATTTGAAATTCCAAAAGAAAGTGATATTCCTGCCTATGAAGGTGAATATACAGTAACTCCTACTCAAGAGACAGTTACTTTAAATACAAAAAATTTAAAAATGTTAGACGATGTAATCGTATTAAAAATTCCATACTTTGAGGTTACAAACCCAAGTGGTGGGTATACAGTTTATATAGGAGGAGACTAATTTAATGGCTAATAACCAATATGTAAATAAAGTAGTTTACGGCGGCGAAACCCTTATTGACTTAACTGGTGATACTATTGTTATTTCAAAGCTGTTAAGTGGTTATACCGCTCACGACAAGAGCGGCGCGCCAATTACTGGTACTTGTACTTTTGATGCTGATACTTCTGATGCTAATGCTGTTGCATCTGAACTTTTACTAAATAAAACCGCATATGTAAATGGTCTTAAAGTTACGGGTACGATGCCAAATAATAGTAACAATAACATTACTGTTTCAAGTGCAGGCGGCACTACAATCCCAATCGGCTTTTACGATGGTAGCGGCAAGGCAGTAATTGATTCTACATCACTTGGCAACCTTGTA